CTCTATCGGATATTGAAAAGTTTACGGTATTAAAAAATGATAAACTGAATAAGTATCAAATTGTTCTCGGTTATTCAAATACAAATTCAAATCGTATCTCAATTGATATTGATTGTAATGCTAGTGATGATATTGAACCAATTAGTTTCTCTGCTAAATACTTCAATGGTATTCTTGCTGCTAATAAAGATTTGAATGGTGGAACACTAAAAGTTTCATCAGAAGGTTTGGCAAAAGTTGAATTTGATATTGATGACTATGATGCAAAATATTATTTAGTAAAATTGGATAACAATTGATGAAAAAATATTTTTATGAAAAGGGTAATGTTCTATCTTGGCCGTGTAATATTACATACGGTGAATTGGTAACTTATGATGATAAAAAGTTTTCCGAATGGGTAGAAGATTTACGAATGAGGTTTTTGAAAGATTGGGATGAAAACGGTAAACCACCACTCGTTGGCAGATCCGAAGAGGAGATTGTTCAATCGTTTTCAAAGCTCCGTCAATTCAATTCATCAAAAGTTTTTCATAATCCAGATAAAGGCAATGACAAAGATATAATCGGCGTCATTGCCAATTTCTCTAAAAATGGTTCTGCTGCTAATCAATTCTTTCCAACGATGCTGAAAACAAAGATTGCGAGTGGAACAAGTGGTGAGACATCTAGATCAATCTATGATTTCTTTACCGATGAAATGAAAGATACTTTTCATCATGTTATGCGTAGAACTCTTTACAATGACTCGATGTATCTTTATAGTAAATCTATTTCATCAAATCAAATCAAGAACCCTTATTTCCGAGAAGGTGAAACTCTACGCGATTTCTTTCTTGCATTTAAGAATGGTGATGGTAGATTTGATGGACAAGGTTTGCGTATATCAAAAATATCTTGCACACTTGAAACCTACAATAAAAAATATACAAAGTATTTGACTATAAAGGCAGACCAAATCCGTGAGTTTGTTAAGGATGGAATACTTGATGTGAGTATGATATTTTATTTAGGTGATATAGAAGAACTGTCTGATAATTTTATGATAAAAAAAGACGGTGAAGAACCAAGAGTAAATGTTTTCTTGGTAAGAGTATATGAAAAGAGTGCAAAATTATTTCCACAAGCATTTCAGATATTCCGTATTTCTTTCTCACAACCTGCTGTAAACTTTCCACCAATGACTGCAAAGTTTTTGTATGAACATTTTACAAAACATATTCCAGCAAGTGAAATGGTTACGGTATATGATCCAAGTGCCGGTTGGGGTGGAAGAATTTTAGGAGCAATGTCGGTGAGTAGGCCGATACATTATGTTGGAACGGATCCAAACACAGACAATTCAATTCCTGATTTGGGAATTACTCGTTATGAATATCTTGCAGACTTTTATTTGAAGTCTATTGGTGAGAAAGGTAGTTCACTTTCATCGAAGTTCTTTGATGTAAGAGAAGACCATACATACGAAGTTTTCCAAGATGGTTCTGAAACAATACAATTCAATCCTGATTTTCAAAAGTATAAAGGTAAATTGGATTTTGTTTTCACATCACCGCCGTATTTCAATCGTGAAATGTATTCTGATGATGATACACAATCATATAAGGCACACGGAGAATACGCAGATTGGCGTGATAACTTTTTGAAACCAACATTGGAAACTGCTGTTGCTTATTTGAAAAATGATAGATATATTTGTTGGAACATTGCAAATATCAAAGTATCTGCAACCAAAACAATAAATCTTGAACAAGATTCTATTGATATATTAAAATCTTTGGGAATGGAATACAAAGGTAAAATGTGTATGCTTATGACAAAGATGATTGGTAATTCCGATCCAGAACGGTTAGCAAATAAAGTTTTATACAATGGTGAATGGTTTAAGCACGAACCAATTTTTGTTTTCTATAAACCCTAACATGAAACCTAACGGCGATAGTTTAAGTAAATTCTTTGATGTTGATCCGCTAGAAGTTCGTTTGTGGAAAGAGACCGGTGAATTTTTTGCAGGTAAAAGAGAATTGGATGATACAATAGATTGTATCTTTCAGTATTACCGCAAACACGGTTATCCATATATGAAAATTACTGAACACGAAAAACATGAACACATGAGAAAACTACAACAGTTTGATTATGATAGTATTTTCAAAGACGGTGATATAATTCAAACCATGAACGGGCTTCGGTTAGCGTGGTCATACTTTCCGCACGCGATGGAAGTTAAATGCGGAAACTCAAAGATGTCTCCAATCGATAATTTTTTGAATGACCAAACATTCAAAATGACAATACGCAAATGTTTGAAGTGGTTGTCAAAACATTGGGGTAGTTCCTTTCAAGAGAACCGTCTTCGTCAATCACTTAAAATATATTCTGGTGTTCAAGGTGTTTCCAATTTTAGACCAACTGCTGCTGGTGTTATCTATAAAAAATATGGCGGTGACGGTGTGATATGGGATATGTCTTGTGGTTGGGGTGGAAGATTAGTTGGTGCTCTTGCTTCCCCTCATATTAAAACTTATATTGGAACAGAACCATCAACGAAAACATTTGAAGGTCTGTGTAAATTACGCGATGATTTTGATTATCTCGGTAAAGATATTCAATTGAATATGATGGGTTCGGAAGATTATCTTCCCGAAAAAGATAGTTTAGATTTATGTTTTACATCGCCACCATATTTCGATACTGAAAAATATGCAGATGAAGAAACTCAATCGTATAATAAATTTCCAACCCGTGAAACTTGGGGTTCTGGTTTTCTTCAATCAACTTTCCGTAATTGTTATCACGGATTGAAAATGGGTGGCTATATGCTAATAAACATAGCCAACACACCAAAGTATAAAGATTTGGAAGAAATGACTATAAAGTATGCCAACCTAGTTGGTTTCGATCACACCGATACTCTACAACTGATACTGTCCGCTGTTATGGGAGCTGGCTATAAAAGAGAGCCAATCTTCGTATTTCAAAAAAATCGCTAGGATATTAGGCGAAAATTACATATATTAGTAGATGAATTTATTAACCAATAAGGTATGTTATGTTTAACGCTTCACACACAATTTGGAATGAAAAGTATCGTCCACAGACACTTGACACTTATGTTGGCAATGAAACTGTAAAGGCAACATTCCAACAGTATATTGATACAAGTGATGTTCCACATCTTCTTTTGTATGGCGATGCCGGTAGTGGTAAAACTACCCTTGCTAAGATTGTTGCAAATACTATTGCAAAAGATAATTATATTTACATCAATGCTTCAGATGAAAATTCAGTAGATACTGTTCGTGATAAAATCAAACAGTTTGCTTCATCTATCGGATTCGGTGGTCTTAAAATTATTATTCTTGATGAATGTGATTACATGACACCTAATGCTCAGGCGGCACTTCGTAATGTTATTGAAACATTTAGTAAGACTACTCGTTTTATCTTAACTTGTAATTATGTAGATAAGATTATCGATCCAATTCAATCTCGTTGTCAAATTTTTAATATAGTTCCGCCATCAAAGAAAGAAGTTGCACAACATCTTGTAAAAATTCTTGACGGTGAAAGTGTAAAATATGATAAAGATAATTTAGTTACAGTTATCAATCAATCTTATCCAGATATTCGCCGTGTAATTAACACAACTCAACGATGTGTTATTGGTGGTGTTTTGAAATTGGATGAAACAACTTTGGTAGAACACAATTATCTTTCTTCAATTGTTGATATTCTCAAATCAAATAAAAACAAAAAAGAAAAGTTTGATGGTATTCGTCAGTTACTTGCTGACAATCATGTTCGTGACTTCAATCAAATGTTCAGACATCTTTACGATACTGTTGATACATTCGCTAATGGTTTCGTATCAACTATTATTTTGATTATTGCTGAAGCACAATACAAAGATAGTTTTGTTGTAGACCATGAAATAAATGCCATGGCTATGTTTATTCAAATTATTATGGAAATTGACCAAAGGAGAAAATGATGGGTATTTATGACATCAATGGTGGTGGACCGCCACAACAAGAACCACAACAAGTTACGGTAGACTTAAATCAGGCAACCGATATTGTATGTTCAAAGTGTGGGCACAAGTTTTTTCACGAAGTAGTTTTCTTCAAAAAGATTTCTGCATTACTTTCACCAACAGGACAAGAAGGAATTATTCCAATTCCAACTTATGCTTGTTTGAAATGTGGTAATATCAATGAAGAATTTTTACCATCAAAAAGGCAACAACTAAACGATTAAGGATTATCATGGCAAAAAGTTTATTTGATCATATTAAAGGTGTTACTTTCCGAAAAACAAAATGGGAAGAACTATCAGAAGAAGATGCGAAGTCATGGAGCAATTATATGATTGCTCGTTTCTTTTCAATGGAACCAGAATTTGTTGAAGTCATAAATGAGTTTCAAACATATTCAAATGGAATACTATCTTCAAGAGATTACTATAAACTTTTGCTAGATATTCTCCCAAAGAAATCCATTTTCCTGAAATACATAAAGTCTAAACACAAAATGGAAATAGAACCAGAAATTTTATCTACATTTTGTAACCACTTTGAGTTGGGAAGAAACGAAGTATATGCATACATCCGATTTTTGAAAGAGAATAATCAAGATGAACTTATTGATATATTGAAACAATATGGAACGCCGGAAGCAGATATTACTAAATTTGAAAAACAATTAAAGAATATAAAATGAGGAATAAGATGTCTATAAAAGAAAGAGATTTGGGTATAAAGAAACACGAAGCTGTTTTAGAAATAGAACAAAAGTTTCCTGTTATGACGGCAGAATTTAAGAAAATACAAGCAGAACAGTATGAATTGTTTTGCCGTAAACAGTCTAATTATGGTCCAGATAATATATCAATGGGTTCATCATTAGAAAGAGAACAAGACAGAAAGTTATCACTTCAAGGATTGTTTTTCAGACTTAACGATAAGATAAATAGATACAAACAAATGATTATGTTTGGTTCAAATGATGCAGTCGGTGAAAGTCTTGATGACACATTCAAAGATATTTCGGTATATGGTATAATTGCACAACTTGTTCAGTCTGGCAAGTGGGGTAAATAATGCCAAATAAAAAGGTATCTTTTTCACAATACCAAATATGGAAAGGTTGTCCTCATAGATGGAAACTTGCATACATAGATAAACTCGCAACTTATCAACCATCAACTGCTGCTCTTTTCGGAACAGTAATGCATGAAGTGTTGCAAGAGTATGTTAAGACCATCTATGATAAATCAATCGTTGAGGCAAATAAACTTGATCTCAATGAAATGTTACAGAGTGGTATTCGTGATGAATACAAAAAATTACTCACCGAAAATAAAGATGTTCACTTTTCAAGTGATAAAGAACTGAAAGAATACTATTCAGACGGTGTTCAAATTCTCCATTGGTTTAAGGCACATAGAGCTGATTTCTTTCAAAAGAAAGATTATGAATTGGTTGGTATTGAAATGCCTATAAACATTGTTCCACTTGAAACACATCCAACGGTTAAACTTGTTGGATTTTTGGATTTGGTTATTAAAAACACAAAAACAGGTGAGATATACATATATGATTTCAAAACCAGCACAAACGGTTGGAACAAATATGCAAAGGCGGATAAGGTAAAGACATCACAACTTGTTCTATACAAAACATATTATGCAAAACAATATGGTGTTAGTCCAGAAGAAATAAATGTTGAGTATTTAATTCTGCGTAGAAAGATTATTGAAGATGCAGAATACGAAGCAATGAAACAAAGAGTTCAAAGGTTTGAACCATCGAACGGCAAAGTTTCTCAAAACAATATAAAGAAAGAAATTGCTGAATTTATTACAACTGTATTTACCGAAGAAGGTGAATATAAATTGGATATAATATATCCTGCCGAAGGTGGTAACAATTATTCAAACTGTAAGTATTGTGAATTTAATACTAACGAAGAACTTTGTCCGAAAGAAAAAAGAAACATAATGCCATTCTAAAATTTAATGTTTTGTAAAAATACTAGATATTTATAGTAAACTAATATCATTAGGTGTTTCGTGAAAATAGCTCAATTAGCAATTATTGACCTTTCGGTTTATAGGGGCATACATACCTTTACAAAAAATATATCATCACTCGGTAGTGTTGATACCTTTTACTTTAATCCTAGCGAAACAAATAATTTCAAATCTGAATATCAGAACTGTGTAGATATTTCCGAAATGGAAATGACAGAACTGAAAAACAAATTGGAAGGTTATGATATTGTTGTTTTGAACCTCAACAAATTTATCTATGATGTTGATGGTATAGAAAAAAGAAAACCAGAACACAAACAAAAATTGATTGACTTGGCAAAGATGTATTGTAAGTTGAATACTATAACTGCATTCTTTGACCATGAGATATACCCGTATGAGGGCATGCACTTCAATACCATTTGTGTTCCTGCTTTCATAAAATATAGTGATTATTATTTAACATACACGCCGTTCTTTGTGGATGCACTAAAAGAGTATATCGGAATGCGAGGAACTTCTGCATATACTTTTCAAGTCGGTGGTTATATTGACATGAGTATCTATGATAAGTGGATTGAAAAATCATGGGTAGATAAAAAAGAATTACCATACATTTCAGAATGTGCATACTATGCTAAATTCAAAGGTCATGGGAACTTCAAACCAATAGTAGAAACAATGGATAAGTTAGGATTGAAAGACCTTTCAGGTAAGAAATTGGTTCACATTGGAAACACATACTCACCCGAAAATTATTTCAATCATGTAAAGATATTGGCAGAACACGCAAATGTTTCTCGTAAAACTTTTAGTGATACATTTCTTCCGGACTTTGATTTGGATCCAACTGTATTCAAAGTTTTTGATAACGATAAACCAATGATACTTGCTGGAACATACACAATGGAAAGTATGATGGATTTTTTAACTGGTTGTAGATTTAGTATATCAACAACAAACACCAAAGTGCCTTTCTTCGGAATGTTCATCACACCAAGATTTGAATATGCTCAGATAGAAAAGAACTTGATGACTATTCCAATTTATGATAAAACATATATTGACTTGTTCAAAGGAACAGAATTTGCTGAATTAGTTTTGTCTTATGATATAAATGATTTGGAAAATTCGTTAAAAAGTCTTATATTGGAGATACAAAGATTAGAACAAGATGAAGAAGAATATAACAGAAGAAGATTGAGATTGATAAGATTGACCAGAGACATGAATAAACTTGATAACTTTATTCGTGATATGAAAACAATAATTTCAAACGGTAAAAGAAGTAAAGATAATTATTCGGAAGATTGGTTTAATTCTTCATTGGAACAGATAGGTTACAAATTCAAACCGTATCGTAAGATGTTATTGAATATGCAAACCGTTTCCACAAACACAACACAAAAGTTTTTTAACATATAAAGGTTTCACATGGCAAAGAAAAAGATATTATTGTTGTCAGATGATTTAAGACTAACATCAGGTATTGCAACTGTATCAAGAGATATGGTTATAGGAACTGTAAAACATTTCGATTGGGTTCAAGTTGGTGCTGCTATAAATCATCCAGATAAGGGAAAGATATTTGATTTATCCGATGATGCTAAAAACAGATCAGGAGATCAAAGTGCATCAATTAAAATATACTGTAATGACGGTTATGGTGATCCATTTTTAATAAGAAGATTGATAGAACAAGAAAAGCCAGATGCAATTCTTCACTTTACAGATCCAAGATTTTGGGGATGGTTGTATAACATGGAACATGAAATTCGTCAAAAAATTCCACTACTGTATTTGAACATTTGGGATGGTGCAGGATTGATAGGTGACACCGCAACCGATCCAATGTGGAACAAAGAAGCTTATGCAAGTTGTGATTTATTGATGGCAATTTCAAAACAAACATACGGTATCAATCACAGAATACTTGAAAGATTTGAAGGTGATGTTTCACCAAACAGAGTAGAGTATGTCCCACATGGAATTGATACAAAAACCTTTTATCCAATAAATGAAGGCGATGATCAGTGGAGTGAATTGTTAGAACATGAAACAAAAATTCGCGGAAATAATAAAGATAAATTTATAGTAATGTGGAATAATAGAAATATCCATAGAAAACATCCAGGTGATGTTATTCTTGCATATAAACATTTTTGCCAACAAGTGGATAAGAATGGTGGTAATGCTTCTAACGATTGTCTATTGTTAATGCATACACAACCAATTGATCCAAATGGAACGGATTTAGTTGCATTGGTTGGTGAACTGTGTAATGAATATCCTGTTTTGTTTGACGATAAAATCATTCCGTCAGAAAAATTAAATGTTTTGTATAACTCAGCAGATGTTGTTGTAAATATGGCATCGAATGAGGGATTTGGTCTGGGAACTGCTGAGGCACTTGCATCGGGAACACCTATCATTGTTAATGTTACCGGTGGTTTACAAGACCAATGTGGTTTTATCAATCCAGAAACCAACGATTACTTTACCGCAGATGAATATATCAAAATACATACATTACATAGAAAAGATACTTGGGGTGAATTGAAACATGGTGATTGGGTAAAACCCGTATGGCCGTCTAATATATCGGTTCAAGGATCCGTTCCAACTCCTTATATTTTTGATGACCGTGCCGATTTCAGAGAAGTGGGTGATGCTTTACATGAATGGTATAAAATGAAAAAAGATGATAGAAAATCTGCCGGTTTGAAAGGACGTGAATTTATACTCGATACAAAAGTTGGTATATCAAGAGAAAATATGTGTGATAGAGTTATTTCTAGTATACATAATACATTAAATACTTTTGAAAAAAAGAAAAAATTTGAATTACATTTAGTTTGAGGATGATATGAGTTATAGACCTAAATTAGTTTTTTGTGCACCTGTAGCCACTATGAGTGGTTATGGATCCCATGCTAGAGATTTATTAACATCGCTTATACAAATGGATAAGTTTGATATAAAAGTTATTTCTATAAATTGGGGTGAAACACCAATGAACGCTTTAGATGAAAATAATCCAGAACATAAACAAATTTTGGATTTAGTTATGACTGGACCATTAGAAAGTCAACCAGATATTTGGATGCAATGTACTATACCAAATGAATTTCAAAAAGTTGGTAAATATAATATCGGAATAACAGCAGGTGTAGAAACTGACATATGTTCTCACGAATGGATTGAAGGTTGTAATAGAATGGATTTAGTAATTGTTCCATCAAAACATGCAAAGTATGTTTTTGAAACAACAAAATATGATAAGCGTGATAAATCAACAAATCAAATAGTTGGTTCGCTACAGGTAACAACTCCTGTTGAAGTTTTACACGAAGGTGTTAGACTTGACATTTATGGTAAATCAATTGATAGTGATGCAGAAATAGTTAATACATTGGATGAAATACCGAATGAATTTGTTTATTTGTTTGTTGGTCATTGGCTTCGTGGTGATTTTGGACAAGATAGAAAAGATATTTCTGGTTTGATATACACTTTCTTTGAAACATTTGGTGATACTGCAAATCAACCAGCATTATTATTGAAAACATCAATGGGCACATTTTCTGTAACCGATAGGAGTAAAGTTATTGATAGGATAAATTTAATAAAGAAAATGACTACTAAAAAGAATTTACCTAAAATATATTTACTACATGGTGATTTAACAGATAATCAAATGAATACTTTATACAATCATCCAAAAGTTAAGGCGTTTGTTTCGTTTACAAAAGGTGAAGGTTATGGTAGACCTATCGCGGAATTTATGGCAAGTGGAAAGCCGATTATAGTTTCTGGATGGAGCGGACAAACTGATTTTGTTTCTGAAAAATTCCATACACATTTGAAAGGTCAATTAACAGAAGTTCATA